TGTTTATCGACATCCATTCTATTCTGTGTTTTCATTTTGTATTTGGCTTCTCCCTTGTTGTCGTTGGCCTTGGCCTCCACCTCGACCTCGACCTCGACCCCTTCCACTCGCCGCACGTGTCTTTTTCTCCTGACTCAACCTCTTATAAAGAATATCTGCATCCGCTGCACTAATCTTTGTCATATCAACCGTAGAGGGTACAGATAAGAATACCTTTGTTTTCAATGCAGCCTTATACATATAAGGACCATACTGTCCAACTGCAAATATATACTGTCCTATTGCCTTTGATGTTGAAGCAGAACCCTTTTCTAATTTTTGTATCAATGTTTCCATCGTATCACCTTCCAAATAGGGTACTCGTTTACCAGCATATTCAATGTAAAAGCCATAAGGCCCCTTTTTCTTATACACAGTCTGACCTTTCCATTCACCAAATATGGTATCATCTGTTAACTTTTTAATCCAATTACGCGCAATTTCCTCTGTTATATCCTCAAATGGAATGTCAGGAAAGGAATAAAACACAGGTACATCCTTCTCTTGGACTAAGAGTGGGCCCTTCTTTGATTGAACAGCCTTCAATCCATTCGTAAACTCGCGTACCTTTTCAGATTGACTTGGCTTTGATGCAGAATCCTTTAAACTCGTATATTTATCCTTATATGAATTCCATGTATCAGAACAGAGTGTCTTCCATTGACAAGAGCCTTCGGCAATATCGTCCAATCTCTTTTCCATCGATGACGTAAAGTCATATGCAAAGAGCTGGGGGAATTCACGCATACAGAATTGTATGACAGATTCTCCTAAGGGAGTCGGTACAATTTTCTGAACCTCTTTGCCACTAAGAACAGTCTCTTTCATCTGTTTTGCTGGCCATTCATTTGGTTCTAAGATGTACTTTACGTTCGTAATCTGTATACCAGGAATATCCTTCTTCTGTATATACTCCTTGTCAAAGAGGACATCTACAAGGGATGCAAAGGTTGATGGACGACCAACTCCCTTCTTCTCTAAATCCCTTATAAGGGTTGCTTCTGTATAACGAGGAGACGGCTTTGATCTCTTAGGTGCTACATCAATCCTTTCCCATTTTACCTTTGCTCCCACCTTTATAAGGGGATGTATATGATCTTCCTCCTCTTCATCATCTAACATAGCTGTTTTCCCAAGTACTTGCCAGCCATCAAAGGTAGTCTTACGAAACGAGGTTGACCAGATAAATTGATCTTCGTCATTATCAAGTGTTAGCGTTGTAGTATGGGTGGTGCCCTTTGCATTTGCCATGGTTGATTGAACTGCACGTCTCCAAATAAGGGAATATACCTTTCGGTGTTTAGAATCCCACTCATCTGTCAAATCATCGACCTCCATGTGCGTAGGACGGATGGCTTCATGTGCTTCTTGTGCATTTGCCTTAGTCTTGGACCTTACTTGTGCTTCACCTATATATGATACTCCATACTTTCCTTTTACCCATTCATGTGCTGCATCTACCGCCTCTGTGGATAAAACATGCGAATCTGTCCTCATATAAGTGATATGACCTGCCTCATAAAGGGATTGGGCTATACGCATAACCTCTTTAGGGGGTAGGCTATGAAGAGCAGATGCCTCTTGTTGTAAGGTACTTGTTATTAGAGCTTTGGGCGCAGAGGCTGTCCAAGGCTTTTCAGTAATAGATTTGACAGTAGCTGTCTGACCCGTATAGATATTCTCTAAATAATTCAAGACAGACTCCTGGTCTTCTAATTCATCCTGCATGGTTACCTTCCCAAGGTGATCGAACTTTCCTGAAATGATCCAGGATGCATTTGATACATGTGTTTTGATAGATGCCTCCTTATCACATACAAGACGAAGGGCAGGGGTTTGACATCTTCCTGCGGATAAGCTACGGGCAACATATTTCCATAAAAGTGGGGAGATTGTGAATCCAACCATCATATCAAGTACAGAACGAGCCTGTTGGGCGTATACACGATTCATATCAAGCTTCCTTGGGTTTGCAATTGCATCCTTCACTGCCTTTTCTGTTATTTCACGAAAGACTGCGCGAGGGAAAGAAAGAGGATCTCGTTTCAATAGGCAGGCCACACTGTACGCAATCGCTTCGCCTTCTCTGTCATCGTCTGCACATAAATATATCTTTCCTGCGCCTTCTGCAGCGTCCAATAATTGTTTCATTACCTTTGTCTTTTCCTTTATGAATTTATATTTTGGCTCGAAATTAGTATCAAGGCCTATTGCATCAATGCTTTCCTCTAAGGCACGTATATGGCCAAAGGTTGCTATCACACGCCATCCTGGACCTAAAAATGATGCTATTTTCTTACACTTCGACGGAGATTCTACGATTGCAAGGTTGTCTGTCATCTACATATAAATAGAAGGGTTCGGAAGTTCATTTTTAAAGGTCTAAGGATATTTTGCGATAAAGTGATAGAATGCCACACAAAAATACATCTATGGCATCTTGGCTGTCAAAGCTTAGGGAATTAGAAAGTGATTCAGAGGAGGAAGCGCTACCTGTTCTTATGCCAAAGTATGAAGAGCATGTTGCTCAGATATTGGAGGGGGGGCAGGGACAGGTGGGACAGGGGCAGGGACAAGAGCAAGATAAAGGCCCAGCTCTTCGTGAATGGAATCAAACCGGAGTGCCTAAGACACTTCCATATCATAAGACCCCGCATGTGCAAACGCAAATGCAAACAGGTCGATGGAGTCATACAAAGGATTCATGGACAAGTATCACAAAGCCAACTATTACACCCCCTCATGAACTTGCCACTGAAACAAATGAAATCACATATAACAATACAATTGATCACGCTGCCATGTGGTCAGATCGGGTGGTTTCTGCATTTGAACGGGCATCTTTGCCTAAATCAGAACTTTCAGAGGATTTCAAAGAAAACCTCGGAAAACTTTCCTTCTTTCGTCGCCCCTTAATACCCAAACAATAAGCCTGCCCGACCCCCATAGACTCGTAATATCCCATATGTTTCTGCCCAGACATATATGGTATAAGAAGGTATCGATGTAATACTTTGTGTACCCGTAAGTGGTTTGAATTCAAGAACTAAGTCTACTTTTTGGAGTTTATCCATATTTGCATGTCCTGCGTCCTGAAAGCCAAACGGTAGCTTATAATAATATTTATTATGCCAAGGTGTCTTTTTATTAGGAGCTACACGGAAGACAACAGGTGCATCAGAACCATATCGTAATAGTTTTCCTTCATAGATTAATGCTAAAGATCGGATAGGTTCTGATTCTAAGCCAGAATAAGCAGGAATCAATTGTTTGAATGCCAATGTGCCCAATCCACTCGCATCAGGCCACCAAATATCAGTTCCCTTCATAAGATCACGTGCTGCATGAAAAGGAGCATTATACGTATCAGCATCGGTTCGGTGTGCTATAAAATACAAGTCCTTTACAAGATTAGGAATACGAATTGGAATACGAGCACTTGACCCATTTGTTTGGTAAGGCTGTATCGCATAATGCTGGGGGATTCGATATGTTAAATCTCCTAAACGAATACGATTTGCTTCAGGTTTATCCAAATAGACATATTCTAAGAGTATATAGGCGGATTGTATATCAAGTATTGGCGGCATCGATCCATTTATTGTTGTTCCTATAAGTGTCTTAAATGTAGCCGATTGAATTGGAACTGGTGTTTGGGAGGGTAGAGGAGGGCCCACAGATTGATTCTCATATGTGACATAGAGAGATGGAAGAGCATTGTATGTTATAGATATCTGCACAGCATCAAGACCCATTGCATCAATGGGCAGAGCCATTTCACGATCCCTTGTAAACCAAAAAGGAAGTGGTGTGATAACTTTCTGACTTGGTTGTTTATATCCGTTTGTTTGATATGAAAAGCCATTATCCACCCTGCCTAACATACGATTGACAGTTGTCACCTTTTCAAGCGGTGTGTTATATTCATCCATCACTTCCATCAATCTCCCATCCAGTGTATCAATGGGTGATCCTGCAACTGTGACTTGGGCTTCATTTATCAAGGCATGTCCAATTGAATTTGTCCAGCCAAATAAGGGTCCTGCGATACGAGTTCCTGCTGATACAGCTATATCAGCGGCAGCAGCCTGTGGAGTACTTATATCAGGCATTACCGTTACCAAAAAGGCCCTTGTGATTAAATGACCTCTTCTTGGCAATGTAGCCTTGACAGTCCTTCCAAATGCAGGAGATCCGTCAAATTGAACACCATACCATTCTGTCGTGAATCGCCCTGTTCGAATCGTCTTAAAGGAATCTATAGGCTGACCCTTTACTAATCTGTCCTCTTGAAAGCCAGAATATAATAACTTTAATAGGCCAGCTGCTGCCATCTGTGTTCATTGTGTGAAAAACTCTAAGCCCTGTTGGTGGGTGGGCTGCTCTTAATCCATATAGATGCGATTTGCGATTCCATTTTGAAAGCGAAGCCACTCTATACGCATAACATATACAACTACCTCCCAGTCTTGGATATCAGTCCCACCCGGAGGCTGGACTGTTAGATTCAAACGAATTGATTGAAGGCGAGATGCATTTGCTGTCCCTGAAGGCTGATGTTTTCCTGGATTTTCTGAAAAGGAATAACCATATATATATTCGTTAAATGCTGAAATCCCACCCAGATGGGAAAGAGCTATGTGTTTACGAAACCATTGCTCTTCTGCTGTAATTAACTCAGTCGAGTTAATGTAAATAGTTGCGCTGACTAACATAGGACGACGGGGATTGTAAACAGCATCATATTCAAGATCAGTGACAGCTGAATAATTCGTCCTATCATTCTGCCGTGTGGATGCCTTTCGACGCAGAAACCATATAATCTCCTCCATAGGATGATTTATCTCCAAAGGAAGTTGCACATCAATCGTATCATTCGTTGTCTTATTCACAGTGTACTTTAAAGGTTCACTGAAAGGAAAGGTTTGCACAGTTCGTATCATTGTTTCAAAGGGGGTTTGAAGCATTGCCTGACGTATAGAACCATCCGTATGCGCAGAATAAGTAATTAGCTGAATACTCTTAAATTCAGGTGGATTTGCAGCTGCTTTTACTGTAACAGTTGTTGGGGCAGATGTTGATGTAAACGTAAAGGTCTGCCCAAGGGGCAGAGGCCCACCAGGACCAAGGGGGGCTCCTACACGACGAACACATTCTTCAAAGGGGCGCAACGTGATATGAATACGAATACTACCATTCTTTATAGCCACTAAAGGAAATCCCTCTTCTGCCAGTCTCGCAAAAAAGAAAGGGAGGGGAATACATAAGAGTCCTGATTGGGTTGGGAAAGGATTCGTTGATACATCCTGGGTATAAGCACCAAGTCCATCTGTTAAAATCCCATACTGCTCATTCAATTCCTTAAAAAGGTGTGTGTAGACGTGGATAAAGTCACCATCAATTGTCTCAACAGTTTGTTCATTCACTTCAATCTCTGCTCTTTCTATTATCACACTGCCCAGCTCTTTTGCATATGTCCATGTTGGGACTGCATTTGTGGTTTGATACGTATACTGCCCCGAGCTAAGACGAAGAAGTGTCGTATCATCCAACCAATGACCAAGATCAATTTGGACAATTGCATTTAAGAGTATATCACCACTCCCATTCGATTTTACATCAAATGTAAATCTCTGTCCAAAGGATGTAGGTCCTCGAAAGGGTGTTTGTTGCATACACGTTGCAAAAGGATGGGTGCGTAGATCCGAGTTTTGTAACCAGAATGTCTTTTCAGCTGACAATGGGAAATAATGATTGTCCTGAAAATCACGAGGTGTTAGTTCTAATAAAGTTACTATATCACCGGATGGACGATTAAATCCATAGGTAGGAGGTTCCATTACTACCTATGGATTGATAAGTCTTTACGTGGTTATCACACTTAAATCTATCTCTAATTGAAGGAAAGTAATTCGGCCCGTCCTTTTCCATCCGTTTGAAACGATGTCCACCCTTGGGTAAAGATACGAATTTCTGTATTATATGAATTTTGCCCTTGATTTATCGTAGGTGGTACTAACAAGCCCAAGGCAAGGGTAGGTCGATCTGCCGAAGACATATTGATAGATCCATCCAGTTGATTTGGATGATTATACCCAAGACTCCAATTCATTGTATTTATTTCCGTCTGCGAATCAATCCCCTCTTTGGAAAAATTTGTAACATCGCGCCATACACTTGCATCCCACGGTGATTCACGAGTTTGCCCTGCAATAATCAAGCTTGCACTTGTATAATACGGGCCCTCCGTATTTGGGTGTACTTTCCATAAAAGGTTAGATTGAATATCAGGAAGGCTTCGTATAATCCATAGAATACGTGATGTTGGGTGACACCCGTCAAGTCTTAACTTTTTCAGACCTCCTGATGTATAATCAGATGGTATTAGAGTAAAGATGTTCTCGTATATATTGTAACAGGGCACTTCCAAGGGCTTACTTGTTAACCTATCTTGGGCTTCACGTGATACATAGACCTGTATCGTCTCCATGGTTATAGAAAGAGGCTGCATATCCGTTACAGCAAGTGCCGTAAATTGTGTGACGGGGCCTGTTGCGGTGGTGTATTGAAATGTCTTTCCCCAGGGGGAAGGATTCAATCGTCTATCGGATGCTTCTACCAACTGATCAAGTCTTCTTAATTTACATTTCACTGTATAGGTATGTGACATAGCAGCTCGTATAGGAAACCCTGGGCCATGATCTTGACATCCTATAAAAGGGACCTTCAGACGAATCTGACCTGGTTGAGCATTTTTCCCTATATTGGCAGGTGTTCCATCATGGGATCCTGTCATAGCTGCTACGACACGTGTAGATGCATAGGTACCCTCTGTGACATGTGTTGCCCAAAGTGCATCCCCACTGAATTCTTGAAGAAGAATGGAATCTTGATAAAATTGTATCTTCTCGAATAAGAAATAAGAGATACCGTTCACATATCCATAGGTTACACCGGTAGGATCTTGAATCGCAGAGGAGCCAAAGATACGTTGGATGGGCTGGGGTAACCAACTCGGTAGATTAATGATAAAGCTAAAGCTCTTTATAATATCACCAACTGGCTCTACCTCGAACTCTATCGTCCTTCCAAATTCAACAGCAGTCTTTGGTTGTTTAATGCGTCTTTCAAAGAGTGTTTCTCCCTCTGGTTCATAGGCATTATCAAAGACATAGGTACTTTTTGGGGAATCCTTAAAGAAGAAAGTATCTTTCTTGCCTCTGCACACCAGTTCGTACAAAGAACCCTCTGCAGATGCATTGACATTCATCCCTCTGTTTGTCTGATATGCTTATTATTTAGGTTACAGGCCGAGGCCGTTAGGCTAGTGGGCCAACAGGCTCAGACGCAGACGATCCAGGAATAACAGCATCAATTAAGATACGCGATATTCCCATAAGAAGGAATGACGAATACGATGTCTGTGTCTCTTTTATAAGGGTGACTCCTACTTGACATACAGGGCTACCTGTTGTAACAAATCCTTGGAGAAATCCCCATACTCCATCAGGCACACAAAAATGGTCATATAATTTCACAGATCCATAATGTGCACCATAGGTTAGTATTCCTGCAAAGACCGTCTTTGCAATAGCATCCATCTATCTGGTAGGTCTAAAAGAGAGGGAAGGTGTATATAAAAGCCAATTGAATGTGTGGAATATTAGCCCTTTTAAGAGCATATGATGCTTCGAATGGCCTGACAAGCACCGAACTATGGGAAAGAGGCGGTAAGCTTTTACAAGCGCGCGGACCTGAAGATTATACCATAAAGGAAATGGAGAATGGTACATGGATATTTACTCGTCTGGCCATAAATGGATTGAACAGTGGTGGACAACAGCCTTTTGTTTCCGCATGTGAAACCCTTACATGGATGTGTAACGGGGAAATATATAACTCGGTCGACCTATCCAAACGTTTACAAGTAAAGTCAAAGTCCGGATCTGATTGTGAAGTCATCGGTCCCATGTGGGAGCACTGTGATGGAGATGCAGTGGCCTTTGCCCGGGCCTTCGATGGAGTCTTTGCCCTTGTGTTATATGATAGTGAAAGTGGGTCCACCATCGTTGCTCGTGACCCTTATGGTGTGCGTCCACTTTTTTGGGGGGTCGGAGAAGATGGCTCTTATTATTTCGCAAGTGAACGAAAGGTGATTAGTTCTTTCTGTAAGACATATTCCTTCCCTCCTGGGCAGATATGGACCATCAAGGGACTTTCTGTAAAGAAGGAAGTCTATCATACGATACCCTGCATGAAACTGGCGGTCCCTCAACCCGAAGCCTATTTATTTAATACCCTTCGCGGAGCAGTTCTAAAGCGTCTTATGACTGAAAGACCTATTGCAGCATGTCTAAGCGGTGGGCTCGATTCATCCCTGGTATGTGCCTTCTTACAAATGGAGTTAAAGGGTAGGGGAAAGCCCTCTTTGAAGACATTTAGTATTGGTATGGAAGGAGGATCGGATCTTGCCTATGCTCGTATGGTTGCTGATTTCATTGGGTCTGACCACACAGAGATTATTAAGACTGCGGATGAAATGTTCGAAGCGATTCCCCATGTGATTCGTGATATAGAATCCTATGATATTACAACGGTGCGAGCCTCTGTTGGGAACTGGTTAATTGGTAAGTATATTGCCGAAAACACAGACTGTAAGGTCGTATTCAATGGAGATGGATCTGATGAAGAGTGGGGCTCTTATGCATACTTGAATAAGGCACCGAGCGATGAAGCCTATGAAAGGGACTGTGAAAGACTCTTACAAGAGATCCATTTATATGATGTTTTGCGCTCGGATCGCTCTATTAGTTCACACGGCCTTGAACCACGCACACCCTTTTTAGATAAACAACTTGTTGCAACAGCTCTTTCTCTCCCTACCCATTTTAGACGCCCTATACCAGGTAAGGTCTGCGAGAAATGGTTTTTAAGGTTGGCTTGTGATAAGGGTCTCTTACCCGAGGAAGTGCTTTGGAGGAAGAAGGAGGCCTTTTCAGATGGGGTAAGTTCTACAGAAAAGTCATGGTTTCTTGAAATACAAGAGCGTGTGACAGTGCCAGATAATTGGAACGAGAATCCTTTTGCATGGACTCCTAAGCCCCCCACAGCAGAAGCGTATTATTATCGCATGTTATTCGAGGCGTGTAACTATAATATAGGTGATCCTTGGCCGTATTGGATGCCTAAATGGTCGCCTGAAACGAATGATCCAAGTGCGCGAACCTTGGTATAAAATTGATATGCCTAACAGGGGTTGTGGAATGTACCCTTAACAATATGCACCCATGTATGGCAAGGCTTAGCAATGAAAAACAAACGACTTTTATAGCAAACATGTTACTTGTTCATTCGGTTGCAACATGTTCCAACAAGGTAGATGTGGCAGGCAGTATATGCAGTACATGTTCTGCATGTAAAAAGGTTTCACAGGATCTAACACCCACTATGAAAACCTTTCATGGAAAGTTAAGTGAACCGATCCCTGATACTTCACATATCTATGGTAGCAAATGGTATTGGGATCGTGTTGAAAAATATGGGGCAGTTAATGCAAAATGGTTGGCAGATGCACAAAAGGCACAGGCGCTCATAGAAGAGACTTATTCGGGATATGGAGTGTTTAAGGTAAGGGCTTTGCCCGTAGCTTTGCCCGTAGCTTTGCCCGTAGCAACTGTTGTGCCGACAGCAAAACCTACAATAAAGGTAACCAAGGCAAGGAAACCGAAGGAAACACTACGCACACCATCAACCCCCACCAGCATCATATCGTACATACAAAAACCCATCTATACTGAAATAGAAGGCCCCATTGAAACACTTCCTACCGATGCATACAGCCTCACAAGGGATATAATCAATGGAATAGACGTATTTCGATGTGAAAACGGCATGGTGTTTAGCATAGTGAATAATGAACCATCGACCCTTCTCGGTTTCTATAAAGATTCTCTATTTACAAAGGTATAAAGCACATATATCTTTGTAAATAAGATGTCAACCGAATATTTTGTTCTTACAAAGTCTCAAGCTCTTGTTATGGATGGAGAGGCCCATATCTTGCCTAAGACAAATATTGATTATTATAGGTCAAACGGTCTATTTGAAGAAAGCTTGATCCATTGGTCTAAGCAATTTTGTGATAAAACAAAGATATTTTTAGATATAGGTGCACATTCTGGCACATATACGATATCATTGGCAAATCTATGTAAGGAAGTCCACAGTTTTGAACCACAGCGAATGACATATTATTCCCTATGTGGAGGAGTAGCCTTGTCAAGCATAAGGAATGCATATTGTCACAACTTTGGCTTAGGTTCTTCTGAACAAGTTGGCACACAAACCCTGAAAATAGTTAGTAATGACGGGGGCGGGTCATCCTTGCATTCCACTGGGAATATATTAGCAACCGAACAGATAGAAATCAAAACACTTGATTCTTTGCAGCTCCGTAACATTGGGTTTATTAAAATGGATATCGAAGATAACGAATTATTTGCCTTAAAAGGTGCAGTTGAAACACTTCGTGCCAGTAACTACCCCCCTATCTTATTTGAAGCAAATTGGCAAAATAACGAGCTCTTTGATTACATTCGCTCACTTGGATATAAGGTGGGTAATATAAGTGGATATGCTAATATGTATTTGGCAACGGTCTAAACATTTTACATGTGTATATATCAGAAATGCAGATCTTCGTAAAGACCCTTACAGGAAAGACTATCACGCTTGATGTAGAGTCCAGTGATACCATCGAGGGGGTGAAGGCAAAGATCCAGGACAAGGAGGGTATCCCTCCTGATCAGCAACGACTGATTTTTGCTGGAAAGCAGCTCGAGGATGGTCGTACATTGTCTGACTATAATATTCAGAAGGAGTCTACCTTGCACTTGGTTCTCTAAAGGGTGAATTTGGTGGCTTAAAGCAGGGGTATTCTGTATGGTAGTGGAAACACTCAAAGGTCTGATAGCTCAGTTGGTAGTAGCACTTGGCTGTTAACCAGGAAGTCGAGGGTTCGATCCCCTCTCGGACCGCTTTTTTATTTGGTAGATTACTAACAAATAAAAATGGAATAAAATGGGTCTAAAGTTAAGGAAGTCTTTCATATAGAATGTATTTTAAGCTATCAGAGTTTAAATGGACAGAGGATGATATCATAACAGGTGACAAATACCTTTCCTTACAGGATGATAAGGTTGCTTATCTTAAGACAGATACACTTGTCTTCGATCAGCCTATTCAATGGAGAGGCGCAGACCATAAAAAGCGTCCTGCCCTTATTTGGATAACGGGTCATTCTGATTTTCCTATTACACCTGATGTATTTAACGAACACGAAGGAAACGTAGAATGGTGGTTTGCTACAAATAAACAACATGTGCATCCTAAGCTATGTAGCATTCCCATTGGAATAACAAATAATACCACAGAGTCAACTGATCATATTGTATTTGGAAATACGGCGATTATGTTAGAAGTTGCAGCAAGGCCCCAGACTCTTCACAATTTAGTCTATATGAATTTCTTAATAAGTACCTATCCAAGTGAAAGGCAGGCATGCTATGATACATTTGCAGGGAAGCCATGGGTCACGGTAGGACAGTCCGTGAAGACCTTAGATGCCAGAAAGAAGTTTCTTACTGAAATACGAAATCATGCCTTTGTTCTCTGTCCACGTGGGAATGGAATTGATACACATCGTATATGGGAAACACTTTATATGGGTAGTATTCCTATTGTTAAGAAAGATATTGCTATGAATGATTTTTTAGATTTGCCTATCTTATTTGTTGATAAATGGAGTGATATAACGGAAGAGTTTTTACTTCATCAGTACGAACGTATGCGGGGAATGTTATGGAATATGGATAAACTTACCTTTGGGTATTGGAAACGCTTGATACAGCAGAAGGAGATACAACCTTTGCATCGTCTAAGACTTCAAGTTTGACCATCATATCATAGTATTTATCATAATTATTAAGTGAAGAAAGAGGTTTTACGTTTGCATTTATTTGTCTAAGTAATATTGTAGACTAACTCGTTCTACTTGCAACTTATGAATATGTATTATATTAGCATAATTTATACTTTCTGGGTGAAGTATAG